CTTGCCAAGCCGCCCCCCATCTCCTCGAATTGAAACCGCCGCCTCCCTCGTAATTGACCGGTTCATGCCACATAACCCCATGTTATGTGACCTGAATTCCTGCCCACGTCGAGCCTTTTCTACACACCGCCCAGCCGCGCCACGAAACGCAGGCAAAAGGGAACTCTGCGACTCTCTCTACTACTGCATAAAAAACTAATTGGCATCATCATCTCTCCATCAACTTGACCGTCGCCGCACTGACCAGCGACTTGGCATCCTTCACATCTTCGATGATGCGTTGCACATCCTCCAACGCAGGGGACAACAGGTCTCTCATCCCAGTGCGGCGGATGGCCTGCTCGATGCGCTGACATATGAACGGCACGACTTCCTCCACATCCACAAGCGCCAGCGTTATACCTTCCAGATCCGCACGCACCTTGCCCGCGCCATCAGCCTTGCGCGCCATGCTTATTCCTCAACGCCCGCTCTTCATCCGCTTCGATGTCTCGCATCTCAAAATCCAAGAGACGATCTAGGCCGTACAATCCCAGGACTGTCAAGCCTCCTGCAATGATGAAGAGCCACAGGACTGCAATTACCACGATCTCGCCGCGCAACCATAGCCACACACTGAAAGGGATCATCAGTCCGCAAACGCCAAATATGTAGGCAACGACCCTCGGCAACTCCCTGCCCTTCAACAGCATCCGCCAGGGGAAATAATGCAATCCCAATTCCATCGCCATCGTCAATGCGACCAGGATCAGCAACGCCATTTCAAACTTCTCCGCTTTTATTAATTTACAGTAGTAGGAAGACTCCCATTTTCATCTTCGTTCATAGCGTACATGCGCTTCAAATCATTGGTGAGCTTCTCATCGAACCACGCCTTGATCGTCTCCATTGGGATTGTGATTCCTTCTCTCGGCGCGCTGGCAATGAACTGACGTTTGAAATCCTGGTGAAGCACCCAAGCCAGTGACCAGCATTTACCGTCATAGCACTGTGTTTGCTCGCCGTGATAGCCAATGCTGTTCAAATAGACCTGGCATACATTGAGCGCCAGGTCTGCGGGACCCGAACCGGCATAGCCAAATTCAAACCCATCTGGTGAATGATGGACAACCAAGTGTGGAACATTGGTGAGGCATTCACCAACTTCGGCGGGGTTATCTTCTCGATCAACCGGCCTCGGGCGTCGAGTCAGCACTAAAGCCTGGCTAAGTGGCGTGAAATCTTCAATCTCGCCATCCGAAAATTCGTCGCGCTTGCAGATATCACTTCCCATGTCTCTACCTCCATGACCTCTACAAATAGGACCCATTCCAGCGTCAACCGAAATCGGGTTGGATAATGGTTTCTTGCAACGCGAGCAATAGCTGATCCGTCTCACATTGCCAAAGGACAACTGTTGCAACATCACTCACCATCCTCTCGGTTTTCATATTCTTCCGCAAAGCGTTGAAGCTCCTGGCGCATCGTCTTTTCTTCTTCCATCACTTCATCCCACTGATCCTGATCAATCAGATCAGTAATCCCTTCGCGGACCAGTTCCGCCAGCGTGCGCGGCTCGACCGCGTCCAGTTCCCAGGATGATTCGCCGAACTCCTCAGCGTATGCCGCATATCGGCTGTCTGTTTCCTTCGCGGGGTTCTCGGGTGGGTTCCACTGCTCGACCTGGTCATAATTCAATGCCAGGCGATGGACTTCGATTTTCATGCTCTCGGAAAACAACGCCAGGCGATCGCTGATGTCCCTGGTCATGTCAATCCCGCTCGGATCATGATCCCCAAAATAGAAAACGTGCACTTGTCGCCCACGCTTGAAGATCGCATTTGCAATGCGCTTGCCAGCCTCGTACATTGCCGATGAACTGCTGTAGCCCTTGTTCGCCGTGAACCGCACATGCAAATCCCTGCACACAGGCCCCAGGATCCCGCTCAACGCGTCCTTCTCGACCATCACCTCCACGTGGCAGGGCTGACCCTGCCAGCGATCCACGCGAAACTGTTGTGCGGCGGCTCGCACAATCTCAGCAGGCGATGTCCATGCAGTCGGGATAATCGCATCACGTCCGCGATCCTCGATCATGTCCCAGTCCAGCAATCCGGCCAGCCGCGCATCGCTGACCAGGTTGCCGATCCGCTTATAGGATTTGACCGTGTTCGGAATGTAGTCCCGCGCCACCAACTGGTAATATAACTGGCGCAGGCTCAGGCGATACCCCTGCCCGGCATATTCGTTCAAAATGCCATTTGCCGTGGCGATTAATTCCAGGCTGGCGCGATTGAACTTGTGATCAATGAACTGTTCTTTTGCCATAGCGGTTATCCCTTCTCTGCACCACTATTCAAAATATTGGCTATTTCCTTTCGTTCAGCATCGTCATTCTTAACGAGAATGGCTGCGGCCAGATCGAGTTTTTCGATGGCATTGGCCAGGTACTGTTGCGCGTCGCCATCGTCGGTAAAGGTTTCCTGCATCGCGAACATGGCGATTTTCGTCATGATGGCCTTGAGTTTCTTCTCTCTTGGATTGATTGATTTGGTTGCCATTTGATTGCTCCTTTTTGAATTGGCGATTTACATCGCCTCCATCGCCGCGCCCGTTTCACCCTGCGCATCCATATTCAACAACTCCGCTAGTTCAGCCGCGTGACCGCCATATGCATTGATCACTTCCTGCAATGAATGGAAACGATCTTTACCATTCACAGTCCAGCGCAGACCATTTTGGTCGGTTCTGACTCTTCGCAGGCTCGGCAGAAACTTGCGGACATAACTTGCTGATGGTCTCTTATTGTTCTTCACATCGCCTCCACCGCCGCGCGCATCTCGCTCTCACGCGGACCCGTGTAATACTTCAACAGCACGGACTCGTTGTCGCCGGTTTCCTGGCTGGCCGCTTTGAGCGCGGCAGGGAATCGGCTTGGATCGCCGTGCATATAGGCCGCCATGTAATTCATGACGAACTGGTGCCGCATGTAGTGTGGTGTGGCATTGACTCCCGCCACCTCTGCGATCTGCCTGAAGCACCGCCATGCTTGTTCACGCCCGATGGCGGTTCCATTCTCGGATGTGATCAATGTCCCTTCAACGGAAGCAGGCATTCGGTCCAGCCAGGTGCGGATGCGATCCGCCAGCGTGCTTTTCACGTGCGGCCAGCGGTGTTTCTGCCCCTTGCCTCGCACGTGCATCTTCCCGTTTTCCAGATCATCCAGGTCGGACAGTTTGAGTTCCACCACTTCGCTGATACGCAGTCCGGCATCGAGCATCAAGTGGAAGATGAGACTGTCGCGCAGACCCAGCAATGACTCTTCCATCGCGTCCGCCGCCGCTTCCAGACGCGCCTGCTCTTCGGGCAATACGTCCCGCGGACATCCCTGCACCGCATCTACAAACGGGATCCATTCAGTGGGGTCGCTGTCCAACTCGCCAGCCAGCCGTGACCACTTGATGAGCATTCGCACGGATGCCAATTTGCGCTTATGTGTGGCGGGTACGTTCTCAAATTGGACAAAGTATTCCTTGAGATTGACCGTGTTCATTTGCGCTGGCTCGAACTCCACGCCATATCGAGTCTCGAACCATTTCGCCATCAACTTGATATCGCGCTCGTAGGCTTCCAGCGTCTTCACGTCGCGGTCGCGTCTCTTCTGGCTCGGCGTGTTGCGCAGCCATAGCCCGAACTCGATCCGCCAATCCAACTGCGTCGCAACGCGGATTTGTCTGAGATCAGCCAGCATGGTTTCCTCCATGTAATAAATCCTTCTTCACTTTCGCAATATATTCATCATATTGATCCAGGGTTGCTTTTAGGGCATCCATCGGATTGCCACTCGTCCCCACCAATGCACGCTTCTGCTTGCACTTCTCGCAAACCAACCCCTCATCCATCGGGTGCATCCTGCCACACTCGATGCACTGAATCTCTGTTTCCTTCACTTCTCTTGCCGCTGTCGAAAACGCACTCGCTGGACTTTGCATCAACATCGTTCTCTCCTTTTCGTGCTCCCCTTCCCATTTGGGAAGGGGTTGGGGGTTAGGTCAGGGAAAAATCACACAACCTCTTCAACCAGTGCTACCATCTGCTCATCATGAGCATCCCCGTCCTGCTCATCCGTCCCTCCGAGCGCAGTCCCCCCGTCCAGGCTGCGCTCGTCGTTTATCAGCCTCCAGACCCACCGCATCGCCGCCCACCATTGATCTTCCATCTCGGGCGGCAGAGACACGTACTCCACCGAGAATCGGCATTCCATTCATGCCCGCCATATTAAGCCTTGAAATACTTCTTGAGAATTTCGAGTTGCTTTTCGCTCCACGCCACGTGGAACCCGTCCGTCTTGCGCCATGACTCCAACCCCATGTCATGACACGCTCTCCCCACCATGTTGATCGAAACTTCCGTGCCAAATTTGCAATAGGTGTGCAGGTCGCCCACCGTCGTCTGCCAGAATTTTTGCCCGTATTGATCCATGCTCGGTTTGTTGGCCTTGCCGAAATCCATCATCCCGCGCACCACACAGGTTGCCATATCGAAGGGAACCATCGTCACTTGCGGAGCGGCTTTCTTCACCGCTACCAATGTGTCCAGATCAATCAATTCGTGAGACATGCCTATGCTCCTTATGCAACCGAAACGGATTTCTTCTTGCCCGCCGCACCCACACTCCCCCTTCCTATTTGGGAAGGGGGTTGGGGGGTTAGGTCCTTCACTTTCCCCGCCAACTTCACCGCCGCCCACTTCTCGTAATCCTGCTCGATCAGCCATTCGGCGTGCGAACTCTTCGACCGTTTATAGGTCTCTGCCAGTGCCTTCAATTTGGCGCTGGCCGCCTTGCTGATCTGGATCGTGGTCAATTCTTCGTTTGCCATATTCAATCTCCGAAACTTCGTTCTAATTGTCCGAGACTTCAAACACCCGCCATTATATACAAAAGTTATAGATTGTCAATAGTTTCGGACATATTGGTATTAACTCTAAAACAATACTTCTGACATAATGTCATAGATGATGAACAATTTTGCAGATTGGCTTTTAGAACAACTGAAATTATGGGATATGTCCCAGGCAGATTTAGCACGTAAAGCTGCCTTGACTCGATCAACTATTAGTTACTACCTAAGCCAAAAATCAAAAAGCCCAGATGAAGTTGCTCTTAGGAAGATTGCTCATGCTTTTCTTCTTCCTCCCGAAACCGTCTTTCGTGCCGCTGGCCTACTTCCTCCTCAATCGCCAGAGAATGAACTCATCAATCGCATCGTCCACTTAACTTCCAAACTCCCCGAAATAGATCAAGCCGAAATTCTTGCATACGCTCAAATGCGGCATCGTCTCATCGAAGAACGAAGAAAGAATGAAATCAATCAAGGAACTAGAAAAGCAACTGCAAAGCCTAAACGGGCCTGAACTTCGACGCGTGTATTTCAAAACCGCCTGGCTCTGGGGAACCTATCAATACAGCCGCCTGCCTTTTTTCCTGCGCGATAAATTTTCATACTGCGTGATCAGATGGCTCTATCCCGCCCACTGGATACGATGAACCCCGAAACCATTAACAGCGCCTGGATCGTCCTGCTCCTCTTCGGAGCGGTCGCCTATTGGTTGTTGGAAAAGCAAGATGAAAGGAGAAAATAATATGGAAACAAAATACCTGTACAAGATGGTTCAACTTCCCCAAACCTTCGTCTTGAAAAAAGACATGGGCAACGAGATCGCCGTCCATCTCGAAAAACTCACCCAGGAATGGGCTTCGAAGGGCTGGGAGTTCTATCGCATTGATTCAGTGGGTGTCCTTGTCCAGCCCGGTTGTCTTGGCGCGTTCACTGGCACAAAGGTTTCAATGACTTACTACAACATTGTCACCTTCCGCCGCCCTGTTGAAAATTAGCCGCCTCCCCAATTGAATTTCATAATTCGTGGACAATCCAATCCCTCAAAAGCCTCGCATAAAAATCCCGCTGGGTTGCCTGGTGGCGCTGGCCATCTTCGTGACGATTTGTTGTCTTTGGTTTGGAATTTTAGTTGTCAAAGAGATCATCAATCCAAGTCCTACCTCTACGCCTGCATCAACGCTCGCCTTCACTCCTCTTCCAACCACTGTAAATACTTCGACCATCACATCCACATTGACTCTTACGCTCGTTCCCGCAATGACTTTCACGTCCACAATCGCCTTCACTCCAACCATTGCTCTTGCCCCAACCATTACCATTACGCCGAGCGCCACAGCCGTGGCCGCGCCTCCCTGCTCTTGTTCTGGCGATCTCTATAACTGCCCCGATTTCTCTAGCCATGTCAGCGCTCAAGCCTGCTATAACTATTGTGTCTCGCTCGGACGCGGCGACATCCATCGCCTCGATGGAGACGGCAATGGCCTCGCCTGCGAAAATTGATCAGATTTACCACTTACCGCTTACCATTTACTAATTACTTGGACTCCCCCCTCCGCCCTCCTCCTTCCACCCTCAGCCCGGGCTCCACAGTCTGGGCTTACCTTCGCGATAGCGGCGGCCCCGCGCAGGATCGGTCCATTGAACAGCAGCGCGGCATCCTCACCGAATACTGCCAGGCGCACGGCTTCACCCTGCTCCGCACCTTCGCCGATGTCCATAAATCAGGCGGATCCGTCGCCGCCCGTGATGACTTCAACGAAATGGTGGCCACCTCCGCTACCGAGTCGCTCCGCCCGCGCGCCCTCCTCATCTGGAATTTCGCCCGCTTCGCCCGCGACCTCGACGACTCGCAGATCTACAAAGGCATCCTCCGTAAGCGCGGCATCCTCATCCATTCTCTCACCGATCCCATCCCCGAAGGTCCCTACTCCAACGTCATCGAGACCCTCATCCACGTCGCCGATGAACAGAAAAAACACGAAGCCGCCCTCGGCGCGTGGCGCGGCCTGCGTTACATCGTCAAACAGGGCGCCATGCCAGGCACGCCCCCGCGCGGCTTCAAGCGTGAACCGCTCACCGTCATCAGCGAAGGGGGCGTCCAGCGCCAGGCGCATCGCTGGGTCCCCGATCCCGAACTCGCCCCGCGCGTCCTCCAGGCCTTCCAAATGCGCGCCGCGGGGGGATCCCTCCACCAGATCAACCTCGCCACCCGTCTCTATGGTTCGCTCAACTCCTACGCCACTTTTTTCAGCAACCGGCTCTATACCGGCATCCTTGAATTCGGCACCCTCGTCATCGAGAATTATTGCGAACCCATCGTCCCCCTCCACCTCTGGCAGTCCGTCCAAAAGCGCCAGTCCCGTTTCGCCAAAAAACGCCACCTGCAATCCGACGCGCCCGAGCATCCGCGCCGCCAGCATAGTTCCTTCCTCCTTAGCGGCCTCATCCAGTGCGCTCGCTGCCATGCACCCCTTTATGGCCACGTCTCTCCCCAGCGTAACGGACAAATTTCCCGCGCCTATCGCTGTACCCGCGGCCAGCGCCGCCGCGATTGCGACCTCCCCTCCATCCCCGCCTACTCTGTCGAAACCGCTGTCATCCAAAAGATCAACCAGGTCCTGCGCCAGCCCGAATACATCCTCACCCTTCTCGAAGCGGGCCGCCGCGAACAGTCCACCCAAATCGAAACAGCCGCATATCAGCGCAAAGACCTCAAGCACGACCTCGCCAAACTCCTCCGCCAGATCAACAACGTGACGTCTGCCATCGCCGAAAGCGGGCACAACAAATCCCTCCTTGACCGGCTTTCCAACCTCGAAGACGACTCTGCCGCCCTCCGTCAAAAATTGGCGGACCTTCCCAGGACTTCCTCGCCGCTTCCCGACCCCGATCCTGCCACCGTTGAACGAAAGTTGACTACTCTGGTAGGTCGCCTGCAAACCGCCGACCCCGGCGAACGCCGTCAATTGCTGATGACGCTCATCCAAAGCGTCGTCATAGATCGCATCACCGACCGTCTCTATGGGACCCTTAAAATTCACCTCCCCCTCGACCTCTCCTCCCCTGCATCCACGCCTCCCACTCCCCCTCCCACCGATGACTACCTCCCGCCCCCTCCCTCTGTGCCTTCATCCCACCACCCCGTGGGGGCACCTCCATATACGCACAGCATTCCCTTTGAAACCCCTGTTATACGAAAACCCCGCTCCAAATGATGAGCGGGGTTTCCAGACACTGTGTAGTTAACCCTGACCTCGAGCAGTCCAGTCTCACGCGCCGCATTGACTATCAAAATTGAGCGCTACCCTGCACCACCATAATTTGCCCTGCTCCAAGCGCTAAATTTGATGAGTCTGATTTTAGCATGTAAATCAGGCCTGCATCAAATTTCCCGCGAGCCGTATACGTTATACTGCCATCGTAGTAGTTCGCCACAGCAGGCCAATCTCCAATCAGTGTACACGCGACGGTTGCGCGTAATTGATTGCTGGCCGTTCCCCCAACCGTACCTGTCGCATAAATAAGATGCTCCACCTTTTTGCCGACCGCGCGCCATTTTGCGGCGCCTGTCACACCGGTAAACGTCATGCTGCCACTGGCGCTATATGTTGGTGCGTAATTGAACCAATCCGGCCAACCCAACGGATTTTCGATAAACGAATAATACACATCCGTGATGACCGCGTTCGCCACCGTATAATCTGTGTTGACGATCAGCGTGATCAATGTGGCAGTCACGCTGTAAACAACTCCATACTTGTATCCACCGCCTTGCTTAAACCTTATTCTCATTCCCTTGTCATAGACAGTCGTGCCATCGCTGGGGATGGTGATCGTAGACGCAGACGCATACGACCAGGTCCCCACAGCAGGTATCCATCCGTCACTGGCGGGGATCCACATCACAGCCTTCCACGCTGCCCCATTGGACAGGAAGATCTTCATCTCCCCCTGGCTGACCGTTGCGATCGTCGTTGTTGCGCTGTCGTCCTTCACCGTGATCGCGTACGCGCCCGCGGATGAATTATAGATCACGATGATATGGTTATTAATTCCCTCCGCGGGCAGATCCACTTCCCGCGCCGCCCCATCGCAATCCAGCCACTGGATCGGCAGATCGTCATCCGTCATCACCTTCGTGGCGGCCAGCGTTTCCGGGTTCGCCAGTTCCCCGCGCAAATTTCCGGCGATCAATTGGTTCACGATCACCGCCATCACATCGTCCACACCATCCGTTTTGTAAAATGTGCTTAGTCCCATGTTTCACCTCTCGATATGTCTCTCGATCAACTTGGCAACAAGTTCCCAGTCATAAAAACGGGCGAATTCAACAGGCATCTTGTTTCTGTCGCCGTCGCACCATACCAGCATGTCGGCATACAATTCCTTTGCGCCTCCCCAGCCCTCGTTCCAATAACCGAAGGCCGCGATGTTGCCCTCCTTCTTATAGGGCGAAAAGAAGCCGGGGAAGAACAGGATCTTGACCGTCCACGGGTTGATCTCTTCATACACAACCAAGTCTTCCAAAATGTAATGAAATAAAACTTCGCGATACTCTGCTCCATCGCTCACCCAGCCCGCTTGGTCGTCTACCGCGTGGCCTATCTCATGGAGACAGACGTCGCGCGAATGACAGATGAGCAGGTTGAACGTTGGGTCATAAAAGCCTCGCTCTGCAAGTTCTAGGTATGAACCCAACAATACGCTCAGCGACACAAGGATGATCGCGGTTCGTAATTTCATTCGTTGCCTTTGCTGGAGATAATATCCAAAATATCCATCATGGCAGTCCAATTGCCAACCACTGTAGATACACACCGGCCGTATAGGTTCCGCCCAAAATGCTTTGCCAATACAATCGCACAGTGGTTATGGTAATGAGTCCCACGCGCATGGCAGCCTCCACGGCGTTGCCAGTGGTCGCGAACACCAGCGGCTTTTGTGAAAATGCCACGGGAAACGTTACATCCTTATTTCCGCTGGCCGCAGAACTGCCGGTCCATTCAATCACGCCCGCCTGGATGAGCGCCCCGGTCGGGGTATAAGTGGTTGTCCCGGGCACGCTCCAATCCGTGGCGTTCCCGCCTTGCCTTTGCAGGTCGCTGTAAAATTTTGCCGTCATTGCGAACGTTGTACCATTCGACTGAATGATCTTCCCGCTGTTTCCGCTGGCTTCCAGCTTGCTCAGTGCATTTGCCGCAGTGGATAATGGGATCTGTCCCCCCGCCGTGAATGGCCATACTGCCTTGAAATTATCCACCACCCACGCGTTCCAATTCGCCGCGCTCATTGTCTGCCCGGTCACCACCGCGGGCGGTTCTGAATAAGTTGTCATGCCCGGCCTCCGATTAATTGTTTAATCATCTGGTTCTGCTTCCTCAATTCATATACACTCTCGCTCGGCTTCCACGTCCGTTCAAGAACCACGTAGACATCTCCCACATATCCCGTCACCCTCGCCTTCGCCATGAACGCCCGGTCAATCTCGTTCGCGCCTGCGCTCTCATCCACTGGCCGTTCCAACAACAGCCGCTCGATCTCCATCCGGTCTTTCGCGTTTGGGAACGTCACTGGCCTTGGCCATCCGCCTGTTCCCCGGTTCCCGCAATTGAAACAATAAAAGATCGGCTCCTCGTAATCCACCGCCTCGCATCCCCTGCACTCGCAAAACGCCAGCCACTGGCCGTGATTCACCTCCGCCATCACCGCCTTCCCGCGCGGCGCTTCATCCCGAAAAGGTGTTTCCAACAACCCGCGCCGATACAATTGCCCGCTCAATATCTGAATGCGCTGCCGCACACTCTTGGCTCCTGCTCGCACGTTGTAATCGCTTGCCTTGATCAGTCGGTTCATATTCTCCTATTTCTTCCTTCCCCCAAATCGCTCTTTGATTTGGGGGAAAACGGCTTCAGCCGAAGGGGGTCACGGCGCATAAATCGTCGTCACGCCGATCTCGGCCGGGAACTGCCAATACGCTCCGCTCAAATCCGGGAACGGCTCGAACAACATCGTCGTATCGAACAACTGCAAATTCTTATCCCGGCTCTTGTGTTGGATCCACGCCAGCCGGTATGTTCCATTGATCCCTTTTTCAGGAATGCTCAAAACCACTCCCTTGCCCAGTTCGATCCCAAACTGCACGTCCGGGTTATTCGTGATCACGCCCTTCACGAACAGCCTCGGCTCGGCCAAAAACGATGTCATATAATCCGTCAGTCCCTGCGCCACCTCGCTGTCCTGGAACCAGCGGATCGCCATCTCGAACGTCCGTCGCTGGTAGCGCGCAATGCTCGTCGCATCCTCCGCCTCCACGAACGTTTCATCCGGCACCGTGATCGCATCCCCGCGTGTTCGCAGGAACGTGATGTACGCCGCCCCGCCCCCGTTGTTCGTCACCTGCAATTTTGCGCTTCCCGAAAAAGTGGATAGCACCGTCACGCTGATGTTCGCCGTCAGGTTTGCCCCACTCCCGTCCGAGTTGGCATTTGCCAGATAGTCCGTCGTTGCTGCTGGCGTGATCAGGTTGTCCACCGGCACGTTCGAACCACCGTACGAAAAATTCGTCCACACCGTTTTGCTCGCCCCCGCCGCGATTTGGATCGGGACTTCCTGCCACCGCCACACCTCCACTGCCGTCTCCAACAGGGGCGGATACACGTTCACCCGTAACGAATTCCGCACCATCTCCCATGGTCTCGGCGTCTCGATGCTCCCCAGCAAAAAATCAGCCGTCGCCAGGCTGGCCACCACGGGCACAGCCGTATACCGGCTCAAAAACCGTAACGTTCCATTGGCTGCCAGCCACACCGCCCCCAGTTCGCTGTCCGTCAGGTCATGGATCGCCTCCAATGCGCTCCCACGCTCCAGCCACCAGTAATTTCGGACGTCCGCACCGATCTCCAGCTCGCTTCCCCATGCACTCGGCCACCCGATGTTCGCCAAAATCAATGGGATTGCCTCGTCCGTTCGTATGGATGTCTGCAAACCCACGCTCGCTGTCTGTTGCAAATATCGCACTCCATCCTCGCACGAGATTTGCGCTCGACTCGCCATCCTCGAATCGGGCAGGATGTCCTCCACCGTCCCCGCGAACACATCCCTCACCTGGTCGCTCGGCGTCCGCACTCGCAATCGCATCCGTTTCCCAACCGGGATATACGGATAATACGGGCTGCTCACGTTCTCCACGTTGAACCGTCCGTCCAGGTTCAATAACATTCCGCTCAATTTCCCCACGTTCAACCGTTCGAATCCCGTCCCATCCTTGCGGATGAAATACGGCCTCCCGCGTGTCACTGTCAGCGAGTCCAAATATCCGCCGATCTCGCTCCCATCGAAAAAGCCGTCCCCGTTCCAGTCCACTTCCAGCGCGAAGCGCGGACGCGTCAATATGGACGCCCCGAACTTCTCCGCACCGAACTTGAATTTTCCAAACAGCGGCATCTTATTTCACTCCCAATATGGCTTTTGCCAATCGTTCTGAACGCAGTTCCAGTGCCTTTCTTTCCCCTGGCTTGAGTCCACCGGCCGCCAGGCGTTGTTGAACAAAACGAAACTCACTGCGCGGACTGGAAAATCCTATTGTTTTTTTTGCTCCACCGCCGCCGCGTCCTCCGCCTCCACTTGATTTAGCCATTGATCACCTGTGCCTTTCTTTCATCCATAGTCTCGACAAAATGCAACCAGCCGCGTCGCCTGCAATGTTCCATCACTGCCCGTCCGCCGCCGTACACCACAAACAAAATACTCCTCGTCCCTGCCCGTTGGCACGCCAGTTCGAATTCTCGTTCTGTGTCTGCCAGCCGTGCGCTATACCCTCGCGTCGCGTATGCCTTCCAGCCGTGCGGCACGCCCAGCAGGTTCATCTCCGCATATCGCGCCGCCACATTCAAATCCACTAGAATATGCATGCCTCGGCTCTGCCACCATCGGCCCACCCAGCGCTTGCGGTAAATTGCCCACAACGCCACGGGCATCGGCATCTGGTTATAAACGCTGAAATTCGGCTCCACGGCGTTCACCGCATAGGTATTCACAACATCGCCCGGGTTGCGCCATACGCCTGTGAAGCGGTAATCGTCCACATAAAAATGCCATGTTCCCATCATTCGCTTCTTGCGTTTCACACTGCCCCACCCCACAAAAGGCAGGTCAACCGCTTTTGCCTGCATTCCTTCATCCAGGCATGGAATCTCAAACTCGTTATCCGTAGGCCAGATTGCATCCGGCACCTCGAACGAAAAACCTACCGGCAAAGTGAACTCATGCAATGGCAACAAAGCCATCTGTCCAGGCTCCTCTTTCCATTGCTCTAGGGTGGTTAGGTCGTTCACCATCATTATTTGACCTCCACGCCCAGTTCGCGCAGCAGGCTGATTAACACCGGCTTGAACACAGACTCCACCTCATACCGGTCGGCCAAACTCAACAGCGGACGATGCTCCACCGTCACATGCACGCTCCCCCCTCGTCCGCCGCCTCCTCCCGCGCCCAGGGCTGGTACGCTCATGGCAGGCGTTGCTATCGCCCCAGCCAACGCAGGCATAAACGGGTTGCCTCCCATGAGAACATTCTCCCATCCCACCACCACCCCCATCGCCAGCGGCTCCCCGATCATCTTCTGCATCAGCTTCGATGGAGACCCGATCTGGAAGAACCCCGCCAGCACATCCGCAATTGCCTGCCCGAAACTGATGATCTGATCCAGCGCCCATTGCCCTAAGGATTTGAAACCCTCCACGATCCCCTCCACGATCCCCTTTCCTACCGCGCCCCAATCCGTATCCCTGAAAAAAGAGATAACATTGTCAATCAATTTACTCACAATGATCTTGAGATTATCCCAGGCTGTGCTCACGATCTCCTTGATTAAATTCCAACTGCGGTCCCAAATCTTCCGCAGTTCCTCCCCAAACCCTCTCCAGTCCCCGCTGAACGCCAGCGAGAATAATTTGAAAATGCTTTTGATATTTTCCACCACCGTATTGAAATACAGTTTGATCAGGTTCCAGGTGTTATTCCACAACTGCGAGAGTGCCCCCAACTTCCCGCTCGTCAAATCATGGATGAATTGCATTCCAGCGCCAATGATCCCCTTCACGAAATCCACCGCCGCCTGCGTCTTCTCCTGGATGCCCCCCCAATTATTCGTCCACGCCAGGTACAACAAATATCCGATCGCGATCAATGCCGCGATCACCGCGATCACGATCAATATTGGTGTAGTAATTGCCCCGATCACTCCGATGATCGCTCCAATCGCCGTCACCAACGAGCCGATAATGATCAACAGCGGTCCGATCACTGCCAGCACCAGTCCCAGGCCGATGATCCACTTCTGCTGTTCAGGACTGAGCGCCTGGAACTTCTCGATCAACCCCCTCAACCATTTCACGAATTCCAGCGCATAGGGCAGCAACTGCGCTCCCAGCGCCGCCGCCGCATTTTCGAACTCCGCCTTCAAAATCCGTTGCTGGTTCGCCAATCCCTCCGATGTTCTCTCAAAATCTCCCGCCGCATTTGCAGATTGCTCCAGGATCAGTGCATAGCGCGCTTGGGTCAACGCCGCCTGGCTGAATGTCCCATCCGCACCGGCCAGCCCCATCTCCAACGCCTTCGCTTCCACCGTCACCTGGCTCAGGTTGATACCCAGCGTCCTTAGCGGCTCCGTTTCCCCCACCAAACCGGATCGTAATTTATCCAGCACCTCCGTCGGATCCATATTGTTGAACGACCCCAGATCGCTCGCCAACTGCACCAGCCCCATGGACATATCCGCCGAAGTATCTTGCCCCAGCCCCATCGTCGTAAACAAATTTCCGAACGTTCCCGCCGCGCTCAACGCCGTGTTCTGGCTCATCCCCATTTCCTGCGCCGATGTCGTGCTCCAATCCAGCACCGCTCCAGACATCTCTCCAAAAACGACCGTGGCCTTATTCTTCGTCTCCTCCAGGTCGCTCGCATATTTGATCGCCGCTATCCCCGCCCCCGCCAGGGGCAGCGTCAAAAACATGGTTGCCTTTTGCCCCAACCCAATCATCGCCTGCCCGGCGTCCATCATCGCCGCGCTCGTGATCGCCGCGAATCTCCGCGCCTTCTCCTCCGCCGAAGTCATCGCGGATGTATACGCGCTCGTATCGCCAATCAGTTTTACAGCCAGCGTCGCAATCGTTGTCATTGTTCAACTCTCTCCCCTTTCTCCAAATCGGTTTTTGATTTGGGGAAAGGGGGTAGGGGGATAGGGGTCAGTTCTTCACACTCGCCAGCGCCGAAAAATACGCGTCGATCTTTCTCGTCACCGCATCTTCGCTCCCCTCTCCATTTTCGTTCTGTGAAAATGGGGAGGGGTCGGGGGTGGGGTCGAACTTCGGCATAAAATCCTCGGCCTTCGCAACCGGATCGCTGTCCTTCGTCCGCGTCATTGCATTCACGGTCGCCGCCGCCAGAATGCCCATCCGCAGATCGGCCCGCTCCTCTCCGAACGGCTCGAGCCCCGCGAACGCCATCCACTCGTTGAGCTGCTGGCCGGTCATGCTCACCAGCATCCTGTCCACATTCGAAATCCCCAGCGCCAGCGCTAACCGGTAAGCAAATCGGCGTCTGGGGTCTCGGAGTTTTTTGCGGCATCTTTCACGGCCTCATCGCTCATTCCGCTTAACTCAGCCGCGATGTCCGAGAGTCGTTTGAGAACTTTGGCGCTCTTTTTTCCGAGCACCTCGATGTCATCCTCCTCGAATATCGGTTTTCCAGTCTGCGGATCAATGAGCGTCAACGCCACCAGTTTCGCCATGAAATTGTCCAGCCCCAAGGCCTGTGGCTTTCCGTCCGGACCAACCCGCACCATTCGTCTGCTGAACGCGGATGCTTGCTTTCCGTCCAATCCCACGATCCGCACCACGCCTCCCCACTCGGGCACATCCACGTCACGGAACGGCAGGTCATCCGCGCCAAGAATGGCGCTTCGATCAAGAAAATTTTGGCTCATCAGGGACTCCTATCCTTTAGGATGTTTCCTCGTATCTACTTCCCAACTCCCCTCCCTCGGTGGTCGAGTAGGGGCGGACCTGCGTGTCCGCACCATATCGAGACCAGGGAGGGGGTAGGGGGTGGGGTTTGAATTTGAATTTCAGAATTCAGAATTCCTAATTCCTAATTCCTAATTTACGACACCGTCACCGGTCCCGTGACCTTCAACTTGATCTCGTTTTCCAGGACGCCTTTCACGGTCGCACTTGGCTTAACCGAAATAAACGCCGAGAACGCGAACGTCTTGGCCGTGTTCGGCAGCACGATCTTCCAATTCTTCCGCACGCGGTTCAACGCCGCGTACATCATGCCCGTCGTCTCGTTGTGCGTCGCGTGCGTTGGGATCCAGTTCACCTTGAAGCTGGGCTCTCCGCCTGAGAGAATGGTTGCAACACTCTCTTCCCAGCCCGCGCTGTCCTGGCTGGTGACGTTCTCGTAATTGGCCTTGATCTCTGGCAGGTCAATGTCCAGCACCTCGGCCACCGTCCCAAAAGTCTCGGGTGTGGCTCCGTCGCCCATCTTCAATAGCGTCCCATAACTGGGGGTTGCACCTGTTGTCATGTTTTATCTCCTTCTTCGTACTCCCTTCCCTGTGGCAGGGAAGGGCTGGGGTTAGGTTGCTCCCTTCCCCTAAATCGTGTTCTTCGATTTTTGGGGGGAAGGGTCGGGGATGGGGGTTTGGGTTACAACTGCACCACGCACCACTTGACTGCCGCGTTGCTGGCCTCGATGTAGATATTTCCATCCGTCTGCATCCAGGCCGTTTTCTTGAAACGGAACGCAGCATGATCGCCTGCCGCCAGCGAATACGCGGTCACGTCGCCCGTGCGCTTCGTCGTCGGGTCCGCCACCGACGTGAACGTGATCGTGTACGGGCTCGCGCCTGAGTTCCACGCGATCACCAGGTCGTCGCCGCTCGGCGCGAACTGCTCCTTGTTCGTTGCATCCGCCGCGGTGAACGCGATGTCCAGCGAATCAGCCGCAGGCTGAAGTGTCGGGTACGGCCCAACCGGTGTGACTTTCGTCAAAGTTTGTCTTGCCATGATTATTCTCCTTTTACTGTGAACGTCTTGTGCTCATTGCCTTGCTCATCAACCGTCGAACTCACTTCCTTCAGTTCGACCTCGAACACTTCTTCTGCTTCACTCCCCTCTCCATTTTCGTCTTTTGAAAATGGAGAGGGGCTGGGGGTGGGGGTAGCGATCCATTCGCTGACCAGCGTGGTTTTGCCAAACCCGGCAGGCGCTGAGATGAGGGACAGTTTACGGCCTGCCGCCAAGCCCTC